TTGGCTATTGAGTCTTCTATTAGAGACAATTGGTTTACTGTTCCAATGCCATTGGCAAATACAGGCGGAAATACTGCTCAAGTATGGACGCGATTCTATGGAAATGGCTATCGCGGAAACATGTATGATACTGGTTCTTTGACTGATGCACAGGTTGTGGACAACAATATTAACGGTGTGAATTCTTGGCTAACAAACGCAACAAGCGTCAGACAGTTTGTGATGAGCAGCATTCCTATTGGATACTATGGTTCGATTGCATCAAATGGTAATCCAATTGGAGCAACATCAAACTTCCGAGGAATAACATTCCCTGTCAATAGTCCTGCTGGTGTTTGCGCGGCTTATACAAAACAAAAAATTGATGGTAGCGGAGATAATACAGGAGTTTGGTTTACTGCTACTGGACCCGCAGGAAGTCTTCTCAATGATGCCGTTCGATTTGGACCAAACTATCACTCCTATAGTGTAAATGTGAGTGGCACTAGCGGAGAAGGTTTTTCTGCTGGTTGGAAGACAGTAAACTCAAACGATGTAACTGTAAAGATCATTCCAACTGTATTCCGCAGAAATGGAACAATCCTAACAGTAAAATCTGGTGGTCTACGAAAAATTCAAAACATCTTCTTTGATGGAAAGTCTCAAGGGTTTCACTACAACTTGATTGGTACTGGACAATACACTACTTCTGGTTATAGTAATAAAGCGGGATTGTATGCAACTGGTTCTAAATTGGGCGAACAAGTTGAAAATGAACCAGTGGGTCTTGGGTTAGGGTTATTCCGCAATGTTGGGTTTAAAGATTTCCATGTTGGTGTTTATTGTGATAGAAGCACTAGTGCAAATCTAAATCGTGTTGTGGTCAGTAACTGTTCTTATGGGGTGATATCAAACCATTCGTCATATGTAAAATTATTTGGTAGTGTATGTACAGGATCTGTGCATGGTTTCTGTGCATTCAATGGGTCTACCATCACCACAGATAAGTGTTTCTCTGCACTCAGTGGTCAATCCATAACAGAACTAAAATTGAAAGATAATATTGGTTCAACTTTTGATTTCTCGGAATCATCTTTCAATCCAGGACAAACGTACTCAACGCCAGATGGAAAAATTAGAGGAACGGTATATCATTGGGATGTGACAGAAAAAACTTTATCCATAGCAATTAGAACTGGTGCTTTGGAAGGTAGACCAGGTACAGTCTGGACGGGAGCATTCTAATGGGATTAGGTGGACCACTAGAGTATGAAGGCGGAAGTTCCAACGGTGAACAAGAAGAAATTATCATAGGGGGTAGTGGCTCTTCATCGGGTGAAGAGGGAACCAACCCAGTGCTTGATCCCGGTGGTGATGCTGTTTCTCAAGGAATTGCTCCTACTTCGTATGACTATCAGATAGTAGGTCAGAATGCTGCTGTTGGTGGCTCTTATGTTGCTTTACAAAACAGCAATCTAACAGCAAATGGATCTGTTGCAGTATTGTCGCGTTTATGCTCATATCTGGTTGCAAATACATCAAGTGCAAAACTAAATGCTTGTGCAGCCTATGTTGGAAACTTTGGATATGCAGCATCAAAAACTTCCAGTATTGATGTCGTCTCATCCGTGTCTTCTATTCATAAGTTTAACTATTATGCTGGTTCGGGGTCATCAATCTCCACGAAATATAGTCAATCCATATTCCCAATGGATTTTAGTCAATATGCAGCATTCAATGGGTCTATCACAAACGTTGAGTTTGAAACGGCAATTCGTTGGTGGGATGATGATGCTGGTGCCAATGCAACACACTTTGGTAGCGTTGCTAGTTCATATATTCAAAATTCATCAACACAACTATCAACATTGACTCTTTCAGCAGGGTTTTCTGGATCTGGAATTGTGGGAACACAACCATTGAGATTTATTTGGTCTGAGTACTATACTCCCGTTTCTCAAATAGGAAATGTGTCTACAAGTCTTGGTGCTGGAGGCTATGCAAGTTACAACTACGTTCCGTTTGCACATTCAGCAGATTTTTCAAATATAGTTGGGACTTCAACACCTTTTGCCACGGTATCGGTTATGAATTTATTGCCCCCATTATTCGGAATCATCACATACAGAAATAACTATCAATCAGTAAAACCGCCAACATATATGAAACAACCAGAAGATGGATCGGGTGCTACGGGAACAGGAAATCTATATTATACATCATCATATAGTTTGGCAACATTGGTAAGCAACGGATTCAGCATTTGAGGAAATCATGGCTTTTAGACTAGTCACACTTAATCAATACGGAAAGATCACCCGAATATATCCAAAAGCGTATACCGATTTTGATATTCCTGAGTTTGGTGATATTCTCAATAGAAGACTATATGCTTACATCGATGAAGCATATTTACCAACTGGAGATGAACTCTCTGCTTTAGAAAATGCTATAGCACCAGCCGAAGACTTTAACATTGATGGATCAAGAATAATTCAGAATATAGAACGTGATACTTATTATGATCCAAGAGTTGAAGTTATTCTTGGTATGCAGAATCCATACCCATACTTGTCATTCAACTCACCAATCGTTCAAGACATAACAAAAACTACTGTTGTTTACAACACAAGCAGTTCAACCACAAAACCAACACACTCATCCACAGTTAAGAAATTTGGCACATCATCCGGAAAGTTTACGCGGGATGGTGGTGGTGCTACAGGTGGATTTGTTTATGTTACAAATCTCGTAAAAAGATCTAGAACTGGAACGACTGCTCCCCACAACATGCTCGGTGCAGGAAATACCAGCAATGCATATTCTAGTTATGGATTTGAGATGTTTTTCTACCCAACGAGTTTAGCAAATAATTTTACGCTAATACAAAAGGGAACTGATGGCGCATCTGCAAATTGGAAGTTGTCATATGACAGCAGCGGAACTCAACTTCAATTTGTATGGCAAATAAATGGAACGACTTCAGGGTTCAATCAAACACAAAATATCGTTAACTCAGCCGGAATAAGTTTAAATGCTTGGAATCATGTTGCAGTATCTCTAATCAAAACCAACGCATCCGGTTCTAGTTATGACATTAGTGCATATTTCAATAACATAAAGAAATTTACTGTTAGTGGTGGATTTACTTTAATTCCTGAGAACACCAATACGTCCGGGCTTTATATCGGAAACAACCATAGCGGCTCCGAATCTTTTAATGGGTATATTGACTCTTTGCGAGTCTTTGATGCAGACAACACGGGCGGATTTATTTCTGCTTACGGCTTCTATCCATATGGCGGAAACACACTCACAGGAGTTCCAACTCTTGCAGGATTTACACATCAGTCACAAGACATTTGCTTTGTAATGAACTTCAACAACCTTGATGGGTATGATGCTTTCTTTGCAGAAAGCACAGATTATTTGGTTGGAATAGTTTCTAGAATGACGGATCTCACTTTCCTCCCAGGAGGAACTGTTGGTCTTGCAACTACCGCTAGTGTTGGCGTTCGTGATGTCTATCGTTATCAACGTGGTTTGAGTGGGGCAACCGCATATACCGATGCCACAGGCTTCTCTCTTGCGTATGGTCCAATCTCAAGAAGATACTTTAATCCGTTCCCATTAGGAACAACTTTGGGAAATGCTGTTGATTATGATTATTCTTTCAATCTGATATCAATTACAGATAGCGGATTGACTCTTCAAGATTTCATCAATCACTATAACACCAACGTCAAGTTTGAAAACATGCTTGAACGATCTGAACTCATTCAAGGTGCTTGTGGTAATCGTGGTTCGTGTGGTAATGCTTTTGATACTCTTTTAGGCAAAAATCCATTTGGTAGATTATTCTCAAGCGGCGATTCATATGGATTTTCAGCAGGAGCATACAATTCGCTGTTCATAAATCCATTTGATACCAATACGTTAAACTACATTTTGACTAGTGGATTGCTTGCAACTCAAGGAATATGCTTGTCGAGTTATAGATTTACCGATGGATTGAATTTTGATAGAGTGTTAACTGCTCAACAAATAAGTAATCTTCGTCTTGATTTGCTTGATTACTATGCTCGACTTGATGAGAAATATAGATCCGTTAAACGAGAAATTGCAGCGGCAACAACGAAGAGTGGTGTTAAAAATGGAAAGACTAGTGGTGGTACGAAGAACTTACCATTTGCATCAGAGGAACCAGAAGCACTTGGACCATGATAACTGGATTTAAGCGTATTGGTGATATCTTTATTATTGATGGAGAAGTTTTCTCCGTTAAAGATGTTCAAGCAATATTTTCGGAATACGTTGTAGAAGATGTTATTCATTATTACGATGGCAAGAAACATTATAAATCTAACGGGTTGAATCAAGTTGGCTTGAATATTCCATATATCCTTGGCGAGAACATTTTAAAAAATAAAGCACAGATAAAACTCTGCAAACAGCAGAGAGAGATAGACGAAAAGCATATTGAACATCTTCGAAATGCTAGGAGGTAGAAATGGCAATAACATCACGCGAAGATCTCAAAGACTATGCCCTTCGTCGGCTTGGCTTTCCCGTCATTGAAATAAATGTCGATGATGCTCAAGTTGAAGATCGCATTGATGATGCCATTCAATTCTTCTCCGAATATCACTTCGATGGTGTCGAAGAAGTCTATGTCCCTTACATCATTACTCAGACAGATATAAACAACAAATACATTAACACAAATAGTATCACCACAGGTTCTAGTGGCGGTAATATCATTAGTGTCACAAAGATTTTTATTGTTGATCAAGCCGTTCAAAGCGGAATGTTTAGTGTTCAATATCAGTTGATGCTCAACGATTACTTTAACGGATTCCTTACAGGCACATCAAACTTGTCCTACTACGACACAACCAAGCAGTATCTCTCGTTGTTACAACAATTCTTGAGTCCCGAGAAAAGTATAAGTTTTAGTCGAGTCACCAATAAACTCAAGATAAACACAGATTGGTCTGAGTCTCTTCAGGTTGGCGACAAGATACTAGTTCAAGCCTATGTTGCATTGAATCCAGAAACTTATCCTGAGATATACAACGATATTCTCCTGAAGCAATATGTCACAGCACTCATTAAACGACAATGGGCAGCCAATCTAAGTAAGTTCTCAAATATTGCATTGCCTGGTGGAATGCAGTTTGATGCTCGCGACATGTACAACGATGCGATGGTGGAACTTACCAAGATTGAGGATACTGTGCAAAGCAAGTACGAACTACCAACGGATTTCATGGTGGGCTGATGGCACGAAATAATTACTTCAAAGTCTCGTCTCGCGAATCTGATTTGTTTGAGCAACTTGTTGTTGAACAGATCAAGATCTATGGCTTTGATGTGCATTATATCTTCCGCAAGTTTCAAAATCTAGACAATCTCTTTGGTGAAGATCCTGTATCTAAATTTACCAAAAGTTTTCAGGTGGAAATGTTTGTTTCCAATTACGAGTTCTTTGAATCTCAGAACAAGTTGATGGATAAGTTTGGAATCAACATACAAGATTCTGTTAATTTGATGGTTTCCAAGAAAAGATTTTCTGAGGAAGCCGCGAGGTATGGAACCGACACATCCCCACAAGAAGGCGATCTTATCTATTTCCCTGAGTATGGTGGTCTATATGAAGTGAAATATGTTGGTAGCAGAAATTCATTCTTTGCATATGAACTTTCATGCGAACTCTTTAGATACTCTGGTGAGCAGATGGATACCGAGATCAAAGAGGTTGATGATGTCGAAACTCAACTTGTCACCAATGTTAGAGAGTTTACAATCAGCGGTGTTTGTGGTGCGTTTTACGAAGGAGAGAAGATATATCAAGGTTCGTGTCTTGGTTCCGCATCTTGGACTGCAACTATTCTTAACTTTAACTCTCTCGTTAATACCGTTCAAGTTCATACTGAAACAGGAACACCGTCAACATTGGCACGACTCAGAGGAGAGCAATCAAATGCATCCGCTGATTATGAAACCATCACCACAACTGAAAAGAAGTATATCAATGCTAATCTTGATGATGGTGGTGATATAGAAAAGGAACGCGCCAAGTTGGACATAATTGATTTCACTGACAAAGATCCTTTCAGTGAGGGCAACTACTGATGTTTCGCTATTTCTATCATGGCAGCATTCGAAAATTGGTAGTTGCATTCGGCTCGTTGTTCAATGAGATATACATCTCACGCAAAGAGGCTGATGGCACAGAACAAAAGAAGATAAAGGTTCCGATCTCGTATGGACCAAAGGAAAAGTTTGTCCGCAAAATCAAGGAACTTGATGAAGCAGACCCTGCAAGAAAGAGTTTCGAAAACATCCTCCCAAGAATGTCATTTGAAATCTCTTCGATGGTTTACGACAACAACAGAAAACTCAATAGTCTGAACAAGGTATATTCAGTCAGAGATGAAAACGATAGTACGATATCCTATGCTTATAGTGAAGTTCCATACAATATAGAGTTTACCTTAAACATAATGAATAGGAATATTGATGATGGATATCAGATCATAGAGCAGATATTGCCCTATTTCACCCCCGACTTCACTATAAGCATGAACTTTACAGAACTAGATAGAAAAGTGGATGTGCCAATCATTCTTTCTTCGATTAATAGCGTTGAGGATTACGAAGGCGACTTGAACGAACGAAGATTGATTACACACTCGTTAATTTTTCAGACAAAGTCTTATATTTTCGGACCAGTAAGAACCTCTGGTCTCATTCGCGAAATTGATCTAACCTTTAGAGAACTAACGGACGAGTAAATGTCATCAACAGCAGAAAGAAATCTGGATGGATTCTTAAATCAGTATCGTATCATCACGATTGCTACTGAATCTGCTGATTTGACCACCGCAAATACGATAAAGAAGATACGAATTACAGTTGAACAGAAAGAAATCACACCCGAGATTTTTTTCAGCAGAAGCATTATTCCGTATTTCGCTCCAACAGAAAATCGCAACTCATTCACTACTTCTCTTACTGGTGTGGGAGATGGATTGACTTTTGAACACAGCAGATTCTTTGCTGGTCTTACATATCTCCAAAGTTTAGGTCATGAAGTTCTTTATGACGCAGATCAATTAAGAGAAGCAGAATTTTGCACTATAGGATATTCATCTTCATATGGGGCTTTCAAACCTCTCTACGACAATACAAATATCCTTCTACAGTACCCACAGTTTTACAGCATTACGGGTTCAAATCAACCAGTCGGAATAACGGCATTCACTGGTGTTACCCTGAAGGGTTCGTCTGCTGGAACATACACCATAGTAAACTTTGGTGGAGTTCTCTCACCATTTCAATTACTTGAAAACCCATCAGTTCTTGGTCTTACACACAGCAATGGATTACCAACTGCAACGCTAGACTCTCCGCTATACTTCGGTCTATCTGCAAATACTGGTTTAAGTGCGTCGGTAAGATCAATCTACTTTACACCAGATATTCATTTCTCCACAAGAAGAAACTTCGCCATTCTATTCGATAGAGGAATAACCTTCTCGGGTCTTATTTCTTCTTTTGAACCATATTCATCGTTCATAAAGTATTCGGACAATGATCTTATGGACGGTCAAACAGCAATGATTTCTCAGTATGTTGGAAACTCAGCAAATCCAGCATGGTCTGTGGAACTCATTCGTAATTCCGGTAAGACAGGAAATTACGTTAACCTTGATGGATTCAATCTCAGTAAGAGTTTCAATGAGAGGTTCTTTAATGAGATTAAGACATATCCTAGAAGATACCGAGCAATTCCATCGGTGAACGCAAATTTGGGTCAGTATTCGTATCCATACACCACATCAGTGTTTGGGTGGGTTCAGTCAATACCAACTCCAGGCACTGCTAGGGATGGAACTGATCCATACGCGAGTGTTGGGGCATCATATTTCCTTAACAGAATTGCGGGTATTACATTCTACCCACCGCCAAGCACATACAACTATCTCGGACCAACAGGCGCAACATCGTTTGGTGGATCGGGCGGCTCTTCTGGTTGGAACAGTTATCACAAGTCTCTCACGGGTGAGTCATCGTTCCACAATGAGTATTTCATGCTTGGTGGTGCTACAACAGCAGCATCCAACACATATCAGGCTTCACGTCTAGTCCCAGCAAACATCCTTAAGTTGTTTACTGATAATGCTGGTCCTAGAGGTCCGCTCGGAAATACCATGAACTTCCTTGATTCATATTACTATGACATCTATCAAGAGCAGTTGGAATATGGTGGCTACAAGGATATGAACTTCTTTGCAATGGAGTTTGTTCCAAGATTTAACCCATTTATACCTGTGCAAATAAAGGGTTCGTTTCAGGGTTCCTCTTCTAGAAATCACACGTCAAGAAGAGATTGCACCATCCATCAAGACATGGGTGGAAATAGTGCAGAGAGGCTATTTAACCTCAAGGAATCTATGAAAGTAACTATTCAATCATCGATTAAGATGTGGAAGTTACTCTTGGATCAAAGAGGAAAGTTCAATTATAGAATAGTTCCATTGGTATCGGGAAGAAACGAAGACTATGACCTAACAAGAGGTGGTTCTGTCCCATATAAACCAGAAGATTTTGTTGAGTATCTTATCAAGCCTATGTTCAACGGGGGTGTTCCGGCAAATGGCTTTATTCTCAAAAACGATGTGGATCAACTTTTATTGAATGGATTCTACTTTGGAAATATTGCAAGAGGTTCTGCTGAGTATACAAGAGTTGTCACCAGCCGTGGCGTATCAGGAACAGATCCAACCACAGCATTTATAAGAGGTCTTGAAACGTATTTCTTTGATTTACAACGATTGCAATATACTTTATCTTTTATAGAGAGTCTTCCAGAAGATCTTGGGCTTACTGGTGCAGAATCGGATCATACAAATTATGACAATACGTTTAAGTCTGGTAGATTTAGCGATTTCAGAGTATACGAGACAAACACTGGACTTACTGGTGGCAACACTAAAATACCATACGGATTCAATGGAACATTTAGATGGTACACCGTTCCATTGAATGAAGAATCCATAATGTATAAAAACACATCTTTGCGAGATAGGTGGGCTGATCCAAGCAACAACAATATTGGTTCTGCGTATAGAATTATGCGCGATGCTTACTTTGAACTTTCAAAGGAACAACTTGCTGCTGCAATCAAATACTTCAAAGATAACAATATAACTACTCTTGTGGAGTATAGAGCGTCTGATCAGTTCGTAGGAAGGTGATATATCATGAGTAAGATGGATGAGAACCTATCGGAGATTCTGAATATGGATCCCGAACCAAAGCCCATTGTAACAAGATCAACTGAACCAAAAGAGGTCACAGTTGCAATGGATGATGCTGATAAGGACTTTCAGCGAGCAAGAGAAAACCTCAAGGAACTTGTTAATCTAGGCTTTCAGGCTATTGATGGTGTGTTAAAAGTGGCAAGCGAAGGGGATTCTCCCCGAGCCTATGAAGTCGTTGCACAGATGATCAAGGCAGTTGCGGAGACAAACAAGGATCTTGTGGAACTGCATCAGAGAATGAAGACCATCAAGGAAGACAAGTATGAGCAGAAGACGGTGAACAACACCACAAATGCCATATTCTTAGGTTCTACAAAAGAACTACAAGAACTCATAAATCCGAAAAGAAGTTTCGCAAAGGCTATCAAAGATACCGATTCGATACTGGATTCTTCAAAGAAAATCATAGAAAATGGCTGATACTAAGAATAGCAAGAACTATCTTGGCAATCCAAATCTAAAGGCTTCCGATGTAAAGCATGATTGGACGAAAGAGCAACTTGAGGAATATGCCAAGTGCGCTCGCGATCCGATCTATTTTGTACAGAACTATGTGAAGATCATCAGCCTCGACAAGGGTCTTGTTCCGTTTGAACTATATGACTTTCAGGAAGAGATGGTACGAACTGTTCACAACAACAGGTTCGTTATTGCGAAACTTCCGCGACAGAGCGGAAAGTCAACTACAGTCACGGCATACATTTTGCATTATGTCCTATTCAATCAAAGCGTGAATGTTGCCATACTTGCAAACAAGTTGAGTACCGCAAGAGAACTTCTGTCTAGACTCAAACTGGCATACGAGTATCTTCCAAAGTGGCTTCAGCAGGGTGTTATAGAATGGAACAAGGGATCAATTCAACTTGAGAATGGTTCTAAGGTTTTAGCATCAGCAACCTCATCCAGTGCAGTCCGCGGTGGATCTTTCAACATGATCTTCTTGGACGAGTTTGCATATGTTCCACAGAATGTCGCAGAAGAGTTCTTCTCGTCCGTATATCCAACCATCTCATCGGGTCAGGAGACGAAGGTATTCATAGTTTCTACTCCCCACGGAATGAATCTGTACTACAAGTTGTGGACTGATGCCACAAACGGAAGAAACTCATACATTCCTATTGATGTCCATTGGTCGGATGTTCCTGGTCGAGATGAGAAGTGGAAACAGGAGACAATCGCCAACACCTCCGAGGAGCAGTTCAGGACAGAGTTCGACTGCGACTTCGTGGGGTCTATTCATACTCTGATATCCCCATCCAAACTCAAAACCTTGGCATACATCGACCCTGTATTCAAGAACGGAGAGGGATTCAAGGTCTATGCCAAGCCAGAAGAGAAGCACACATATGTGATGTGCGTGGATGTCTCTAGAGGAACTGGACAGGACTATTCGGCATTCACCATCATGGACATTACGGCGGCTCCATACAGGCTTGTTGCCACCTTCAAGAACAACAATATGTCCCCCATGGTTTTCCCAAATGCCATCCATGTGGCAGCAAAGCAGTACAACAATGCCCATGTTCTTGTTGAAATCAACGACATGGGTGGTCAGGTGGCAGACATACTTCATGCTGAGATGGAGTATGAAAATCTCCTTTCGTCCACGATGCGCGGAAGAAAAGGACAGGTACTCGACGGGGGATTTGGATCTGGAACGAGTCAGTTTGGAGTCAGAACAACTGAGGTTGTCAAGAGAACTGGCTGTTCCATCCTAAAGTCATTGATTGAGTCAGACAGAATGATCATTCAGGATTTTGATGTGATTAAGGAACTGTTTGCGTTTATCTCCAAGAAAAACTCGTTTGAGGCAGAGGTCGGATACAACGATGACCTTGTTATGACCTTGGTTTTGTTTGGGTGGCTATCAACACAACCATATTTTAAGGACTTGTCGTCCCTTGACATCAGAAAAGACGTTTACAAGGAAACTATAGACAAACTTGAGGAGGAAATGACTCCCTTCGGGTTTATTGATGATGGCGTGGATGATTCTGTTCCTGAAAAAGGAGAAGATGGCTCTCTCTGGTTCAGAGAAAGAGACTCCAACATGAACTCATGGTATTGAGTGAAATACTAAAATTTACTACATACATGATAGAATCATCTGGAGAACAAAATGAGCAGAATTCCCGTACAACTTAGCCCAGGTGTGAATTATTCGGAAATTGACCTCACAAATGTCACACCAAATGTTGCAAGTACAACAGCGGCAATCGCTGGAGTATTTCAATGGGGTCCAGCAGAAAAAATAGTCACGATCACATCAGAAGACGATTTGGTAAGAGTTTTCGGAAAGCCTCTCCGTGATGATAACGGAATCGATTTCCACTGTGCAGCAAACTTTCTTCAATACGGTCGCGATCTTCGGGTTGTTCGTGCTATAGGCACCGACGAAACCAACGCAAACTCTTCTGGATTTACAGGATTACAATATGCCAATGAAGATGTTCTTGGGGGAACAGAAGGGCTTACCGCTGCTTTCTATGCCAAGTATCCAGGAGTATTGGGAAATTCATTGAAAGTTGTTGTTATCGATGGCGACGGTGAAGCCACACTTACTGTTGGTGCAACAGCATCAATCGGAACAAATACCATCAGATTCTCTACAGTTCTTGGCGGAACACTTGAAGAAAACGACAAATTGATTTTCCAAACAAATCAGTTTGCACAAACTTTCCTTGTTGATTCTGCCGCAGGAAATACTGTCACAACAAAGACATACGTTGCAAGCACAATCGGTCTTAGTGCGAGCATGAAGTTCCGCAGTAAGTATGCAGATCTTTTCCAACTAACTGCTGAAACAAGCACACAAGCCGCTTCCAAGGGTGGCGCAAATGACGAACTCAATGTTGTAGTTATTGATGAAGATGGTTTGTTCACGGGTACCAGGGGAACAATCCTAGAAACATTCCAAAATGTTTCGAAAGCATACGATGCTCGCAACAATGATGGTCAGCCAAACTATGTTACATCCGTAATCAATACACAATCAAATTACATTTGGGCTGGTAATCTTGAACAACTTTGGGGCCAAACTGTCGTCAAAGATCTTACAACCACCTTCTCCGATATCAGCGGAGGCTATACTGCCGCAAAGGTTTCTCGTTATAGTCTAAGTGGAGGAACTGGTGCCTCATCTTCCACAGCAAATGTGTTTACCAAGGGATACAGTAAGTTCCTTGATCGCGACAATGTTGATATATCTCTACTCATATCAGGTAGATCTAATGCAACAACAGTCAAACTTCTTGCAGATCTTGTCAATGAGCGCAAAGACTGCGTGTTGTTTGTATCACCAGCACTCAGCGATGTTTTGAATAAGACACAATCCCAAGCCACATCAAATGTCATCACAACTAGAAATAGCACATATGGTATGAATTCCTCTTATATCGTCATGGATAGCGGATGGAAGTACATCTACGATAAGTACAATGACATGTTCCGCTACATTCCATTGAATTCCGATATTGCTGGTCTTTGTGCAAGAAGTGAATCTGCAACACAGGCTTGGTTCTCGCCAGCAGGACTCAACCGCGGAACTATAAGAAATTCTATCAAACTAGCATTCAATCCAGATCAATCATCGCGCGATCTTCTCTATGTTGCAGGAGTCAATCCAGTTGCAACATTCAGTGGAGAAGGAACCATTCTCTTTGGAGATAAAACTCTATTGAAGAAGCCGAGTGCGTTTGATCGTATCAATGTTCGTCGTCTTTTCATCACTCTTGAAAAGACTATCGCAACTGCCGCTAAATACTCATTGTTCGAAGTTAACGATGAGTTTACTCGTTCTCAGTTCCGTAATCTAGTCATCCCATATCTCCGAAATGTTCAAGCACAAAGAGGAATTACGGACTTTAGAGTCATTTGTGATGAAACAAATAATACTGGTCAAGTGATTGACAACAATCAGTTCGTGGCAGACATTTACATCAAGCCAGCAAGGTCGATTAACTTCATTCAATTGAACTTCATCGCAACGAGAACAGATAGCACCTTCACTGAGATCATCTAATAGGAGAGAAAATGGCTAGTCCAATCCCAACACAACTAAGCCCAGGTGTAAATGTATCGGAAATCGATCTTTCACAATTTGTTCAACCAGAATCACTCAATAGTGGTGGTATGGTTGGGTCTTTTAACTGGGGTCCATGCCTAGTTGCTAATCGTGTTACATCAGAAAGCGATCTTGCTGCTTTATTTGGAAAACCAACACTTGATCCATCAGATAGTTTGAGCGAAATTGATTTCTTTGCGGCAGCGAACTTTTTGAAGTACTCAAATAATCTCAAGGTGATCAGAATTGAGCAATCAACTGAGACGAATTCAACCTCACAAGAGGCTGGAATCACTAGCATCAATAACTGCACTTATCCTAGAATAAACAATGAAGCAGAATTTGCAAAAATCGGCGGATTTTCAGGTCAAGATGGCATTGAACCAATAGCACATTTCCGCGCGAAGTATCCTGGAAATTTCGGAGATTCGCTCAAAGTTATTGTTTGGGATGGTGCAACTAATGAAACTGGATCTATAAACACTACCACCACAACAACAGCATACACCGATTTTAACTTGTTTGGTGGATATAATCTTGCATCGATGGTTGGTATAAGCAGCGGAACTATTGGTTACACATTTGAAGTGTATAGAAATCTAAGCGCAAGCGAACAACTTTCTGCTGGTGGGGCGGAAGGGGCGGAATCAGCGGGAGGTCCACCTGGATCCGTTCCATCTGGTCTTACTCTCATAGGAATTACAGGTGGATCACATCAGTATAATATAGTTAGTGTTGTACCCCCATCAGGCAAAAATCCAACAGAATTTATCAATGCACTTGCTAGCGATCCGTTTAAATTTTTCTATGCTACTGGAACAACTGGACAAAATCTCTCACTAACGAATAATGGTTCCGATCCAAGTGGCAATAACAGTAACTACTATGCTTTGGAGAAAGTATCATCCGTTGGGACACATTTCAATCCATTTGTAGAGTTCAATTCTACAGTAAACCCACCAAGTTCTATATTTGCTAAAATTAATCCGACCAATACTAATGTTGTTGATATTCTATTCTTGAATGCTGATTCAACCAATATGAATATAGGATTTAAAACTCCAAATCCAGCACCCACAAATACCACATTACCTGCATTATTTACAAACTTTCAAACATCTGGAATACCATCCCATTTTGGATCCTTAATTTATACTGGTGGCGATACTACAAATCTATTCATAACGTATAGAACTACATGGTCACAGATATCGTCTAGAATATTCAACAGTGTTTCCGGCACACCATCAACTTCAGTAAAGGGTTGGAATCTTCTTGTTGGTCTTACTGGCGGTGTAACATTTGTAAATACTGTAAATGGGACACAACAAGCCATTGGTATCACATTTGATGTTGTTGGTGGATTGGCTGGAACACAACGAGACTTTGCATTCGGTATGAAGCAGTTTGGAAATAGTTCAACTGTAACAAATACAACCACAACAACAGTAACTGATTCTTTAACATCAATTTCTATCTTCGACAAGATTCCAAATACCTCCGCATTTGCGTCTAATGTTGGTGGTTCAAACGATGAAATCAGTTTTGCAGTTATCGATATAGGCGGAAAATTTGGAGCAAAGAACGGAGTGCTTGAGAGATTCCAACTTCTTTCAAAGGCAACCGATGCAAAGAATCTTGATGGTGAGTCTATCTATTATAAAGACTATATCAACAACAAGTCAAGGCTTGTGTACTGCACCAAACCATTTAGTTTAACTGGTGGTGGAAATGCTTCATCAAACGCAACAACTGCATTCGGTGATATTCAATACTCATATGTTGATGCCAGTGGTGCCACCTATACTAGAAAGGGATTCTATGAATCTCCACTAGCATATGGTGAGTCTTCACTAACAGGTCCGTCAACTCTGGAATATACGAAAGCATACTCAATATTTGCAGACGATGATTCAGCAGTTGATGTTCTGTTTGTTCCTGAGTCATCTGTTAGTAACGATGCATCTCAAGCAACAACTGACATGGTTGAAAGAATTGCATATGATACAGTCATATCACCACGCAAGGACACTGTTCTTGTGATACCATCACCAAAGCCAGGTGCAGCAAATCAATATTCATCGCAGACAGCAACTAACACCATCAATTTCAGAAAGAATGTGTTACAAGTTCCGTCGAACTCATACACAATTCTTGTTGCTGGTCGTAAGATTTTCTTCGATACCTTCAACAATCAGTTGAGAAAGATGTCGTTGGCATCGGATGTTGCTGGAATTCTTTGCGCCCAAGAAATTCCTTGGGAGTCTCCAGCAGGATTCTCAAGAGGGTTTATCCGAAATGCCGTAAAGTTAGAAACAAACTTCTCCAAGGCAGATCGTGATGAACTCTACAAGAATGGAATCAACTTCTTTGTTCAGTTCAACGATGGTTCAGGAACTGTTCTTTACAGCGACAAGACCATGTTGACGAAGCCAAGTGCATTTGATCGCATCAATGTTCGTAGAGTGTTTATTGCCCTTGAGAAGGCTATTGCCAAAGCAGCCAAGTATTCTCTCTTTGAATTCAACGATGAGTTTACTCGTTCCCAATTCCGCAATCTTGTAACACCATTCCTTTCCAGTGTTCAAGCACAACGTGGTATTGCTGATTTCAAGGTTGTTTGTGATGAAACGAACAATACATCGCAAGTAATCGACAACAATCAGTTTGTTGCAGACATTTATATCAAGCCATTGAAGTCCATCAACTTCGTTCAGTTGAACTTCGTTGCTGTGAGAAGCGACTTCAACCTAACCACCATCGAATAAATAGACCATAGGGAGTAACAAAGAATGAACATCAAGAGATTTGCAAATGCAATGCAGGGAGCCGGTGTCAAGCCATCGCTCTTTGAAGTTCAAGGAAGCATCGGTGGAAGCCAAAGTGCGCTCACCCCATTCCTTGTAAAGTCTGCATCATTACCAGGAACAGCATTGGGAACAATCGAAATTCCATATCGTGGAAGACGAATCAAAGTTCCTGGCGACAGAACATTCGGTGATTGGTCTATCACAATCATCAATGACAACAAGTTTCAGTTGCGTAACTTGTTTGAACTTTGGGTCAACAGCATTCAAGCAATGGAACGAAATGTTGCTTCAACCGAGTTCTCAAACCTTGCAGGACCAGTGTTTCAAGATTGGCAAGTTAATCAACTTGATCGTACTGGTACTCCAGTTAAGGCATACAAGTTGATTGGTTGCTTCCCAACAGACATTTCGTCAATCGATCTTTCGTATGAAGCAACCGATCAGATCGAAGAGTTTAGTGTGACCCTTGCTTACTCATACTTCACTTCAAACGTCGGTACACCAGACGCATCACCGCTTCCTGGTTTGAGTAACTTCACGCCTACAGTGTAATTTTATTTGGAGAAATGAATGGCTTTTGAACTTTTTGGTTGGTCGCTCGGCAGAGCGGGTGAAAGAATAGCCCCGAAACTTGAGCAGGAGGAAATCAAGACGAACGCATCGTTCGCCCCTCCTGATCTTGATGACGGGGCTATGCCCATTTCTTCTGGTGTGTATTTTAGTTCATATATGGATTTCGATGGTGGAATCAAGTCAACAGCAGACATGATTCGAAAGTACAGAGAGATGGCTCTCTATCCAGAAGTAGAGATGGCTATCGATGACATCTGCAATGAAGCAGTTGTCTATGATGACACAAAGCGTCCCGTTGAGATAGTAGTTGACAATAGAAAATTATCTCCAAAGATAAAGACAAAGATTGAAGAGGAGTTTGATGAAATACTCAGACTCCTCAAGTTTCAAGACAAGGGATATGAGATATTCCGCAAGTGGTACATAGACGGAAGACTCTATTATCACAAGATCATCGACAAGGAGAACCCAAAGAAGGGTCTTGTTGAACTGCGTCCAATCGAATCGGCACACATCAGAAAAGTCAGAAATGTTCAGAAGAAGAAGGACAAGGCAACCAATGCCGATCTTGTCACCAAGGTAGATGAGTTCTTCGTCTACAGCGAGCGAGAGGAAACATCCACAACCACCGCTGCATTCACTCCTGCCACACCAACGAAAGGTGTGAAGATTGCCACAGATTCGATCTGCTACATTCACAGTGGGTTGTTTGACTCTGGTAAGAAGAGAGTCCTGTCGTATGTACACAAGGCATTGAAGCCACTCAACCAACTAAAGATGGTCGAGGATGCAGTTGTCATCTATCGTCTATCTCGCGCACCAGAGCGCAGAGTGTTCTATATCGATGTCGGAAATCTTCCTAAGAACAAGGCAGAGCAGTATCTCAAGGACATCATGAACCGCTACCGAAACAAGTTGGTTTATGATGCTTCTACGGGAGAACTGAAGGACGAACGACGGCACATGACCATGCTTGAGGACTTTTGGATGCCCCGCCGCGAAGGTGGCAAGGGAACGGAAGTCAGTACATTACCGGGTGGTCAGAATCTTGGACAGATGGACGATGTTCTATACTTCCAAAAGAAGTTGTACAAGTCTCTCAATGTTCCGATGTCTCGTCTTGAGACGGATCAGAACGGCTTCAACATGGGTCGCCAAGCGGAAATCACGCGAGACGAACTCAAGTTCTTCCGTTTCATCGAAAGACTCAGAAAGAAGTTTGCAGAACTTTTCCTTGATGCACTGAAGACTCAGTTGCTACTCAAGGGTGTAATCACGAAGGAAGATTGGGATTATATTCACCCAATGATTCGCTTCGATTTCCGTAAGGACTCCTATTTCACGGAAGCCAAGGAAAACGAAATCATGACGAATCGTCTCAATCTTGTGAACTCTGCCGATCCATATCTTGGCAAGTACTTCTCCAAGTCATACATTCAGAAGAATATCCTGAGATTGACTGAAGAAGAAGTTGCAGACATTAATGCACAGGTAGAACAAGATAGGCAGCAAGACCCAAACAATGCTATCCCAACACAGATTGCAACTCAGGCTACCACACAACAGATGACTGGCGATATTCAGATGCAGCAGCAGTTGCAGCAGCAACAGGCTCAAATGCAGATGCAAGCACAAATGGGTGGCGGCGAACAAACGCAGAGCAATAAGAAACAATAGATAATAGAATCTAGGAGAATAAAATGTCCGACTCAAGAGATCTAATCAGAGCAATCATGGACGAAGATTTCGTCGCTGCTAAGGAACTTACAAACAGCCTTCTTTTCTCCACCGTTGCAGACAACATCGATGATGTTCGTGCAGAAGTTGGTCAAGGCATTTATGGCGATATAGATGTCAATGAAAACCTTATTGGTAATCAACACAAAATTGATATGAACAAGAATGGTAAATTGGACGCAAAAGATTTCAAACTCCTCCGCTCGAAAAAGAAGGGCTAAAAAATCATGCTACTGATTACAGAACACAACGAGACAAATATTCAGACCATTGCTGAGGATGCTGGCAACGGAAAGAAGAACTACTACATTCGTGGTGTGTTCATGGAATCCGAGCAAGTGAACAAGAATGGTCGCGTCTACCCACAATCCATCATGGAGCGTGAGGTTGAGAAGTACAATGAGAACTACATCAAGAGCAGCCGTTCTCTTGGCGAACTAGGACACCCACAGGGTCCATCCCTCAACCTTGATCGTGTTTCACACATCATCAAGGAAATGAACATGGATGGCACGGTTGTTTATGGCAAGGCAAAGATCCTCGACACCCCATTTGGAAACATCGTAAAGAATCTTATTGATGAAGGTGTTCGCCTTGGAGTTTCATCCCGTGGCATGGGTTCACTCAAGCAAGTGAATGGAATCAACGAAGTTCAGGATGATTTCAGTCTTGCCACGGTCGATATCGTTGCAGATCCATCCGCTCCAAATGCCTTTGTAAACGGCATCATGGAAGGAAAGGAATGGATTTGGAATAATGGAATCTTACAGGAGAAGACCATTTCCTCCTACCAAAAAGTTATAAAGAAGGCTAGTTCAAGAGAACTAGAAGAAGCAAAGTTAGAAGTCTTCAAGGACTTCATATCAAAACTCTAAATAATATACATAGGGAAGACAAAGGAGATTTCTAATGCCTCAGCCAGAAGAGTTCTACGAAGAAGAAGAGATCCTTGAAGACATCGATAACGAAGTTGACGAGGACGATACCATTGACGAAGAAGAGCCAGTCGAGGAGGAACTCCTTGATGAAGATGAAGAAGACTTCGAAGATGACGAAGACTTTGAAGACGATGAGTCTGAAGAGGAAGATGTCACCGAAGAATACGAAGTTGCCATAGATGATGAAAAGTATGACGTTGACTTTGGCGGCGGAAAGATCAAGAAGTTCCCTGCTCCAGAGGACAAGTCTGCTCAGAATAAGGCAACCATCGCTTCGAAGGAAGGCTTCAAGGGCAAGGCAAAGATTCCTGACAAGACTGACTTCACTATGAAGGAACACCTTGTTGCCATGTTCGATGGCGAAGAACTCTCAGAAGACTTTAAGAACAAGGCAATTGCAGTATTTGAAGCAGCAATTAACGAGCGTTATGACGCAATCGTTGATAGCCTTGAAGAAGCATATGAGCAAACCATTGCAGAGAACACCGAGAAGATTCTTGATGAACTCTCTGGTCGCGTCAATGACTACATCTCATACATCGCTGAGGAATGGGTCAAGGAAAACCGCCTTGTCCTTGAGAGCGAGATCAAGGTTGAAATCGCAGAGAACTTCCTCAATGGTATGAAGGGACTCTTTGAGCAAAACTTCATCCAAGTTCCAGAAGAGAAGATCGACCTCATGGACGAACTCTCTGATGAGAACGAAGAACTCCGCGACGAAGTCAATGAGCAAGTTGCAGAGAACATGGAACTCCGTAAGGAAATCCTTGCACTTCGCTGCGATGACATCTTTGAGTCGTACTGCGACGGTCTAGCAGACACTCAAGTCGAGAAACTCCGCACTCTTGCAGAAGGCATTGAGTTTGATTCAGAGGAACTCTTCGAAGAGAAGTTAGCAGTTCTCAAGGAATCATACTTCGGAAATGCTCGTCGCGTCAAGGCACCAGCACCAGTCACAGAAAACCTCATCGAAGAAATCATTCTTGATTCAGGTGACGATGAGCAAGAAATCGCAGAAGAAACAACAATAAATCCAATCATGCAGCACTACACGTCTGCATTGGCAAGAAAAGGTCTAAAGAACAGGTAATCCTGTAGAAATTAATAGGAGAAATAGAAATGGGAACTTTCACACTAGTCGAACAACTTGAGCGTAAGTGGGAACCTGTTATGGAACATAACAGCCTCTCACCAATCAAGGACAACTATCGTCGTGCAGTCACTGCAATCCTTCTTGAGAACCAAGAACAAGCACTTCGCGAAGCAGCAGCACCAGCCAACTCAATCGGAGCAGCGGGTCTTGATTATGCAACAGGGACACAACTTGCTGGATATGATCCAATCCTCATCTCGCTCGTCCGTCGCTCAATGCCAAATCTCATGGCGTATGATGTTGCATCGGTTCAGCCAATGACCTCACCAACAGGCTTGATCTTCGCAATGAAGTCAACCTATAACGGTCGTTCTGGTACAGAAGCACTCTTCAACGAAGCATTTACAAGATTCTCCGGTGTTTCAGGATCAGCAACTTCTGCTGGTGGTGGAACTCTTGAATCCACATTCATAGGAGATCCACTTTATGGTATTGTGTTGGGTACATCTGCTGGTATTGCTGGTATTTCTGGATGGCAACCATACGGTGGTATGAGTCGTGAACTCGGTGAAGGTCTTGGAGAGGGTGGAGCAAATGGTGATTTCAACACCATGGCATTCACCATTGATCGCGCCGCAGTCACTGCAAAGACTCGCGCTCTCAAGGCAGAGTACACAATCGAACTCGCACAAGATCTCAAGGCAATCCATGGTCTTGATGCGGAAACAGAACTCGCAAACATTCTCAGCACCGAAATCCTTGCTGAAATTAATCGCGAAGTCGTTCGTTCGATCTATACCACAGCAAAACTTGGCGCACAGCACAGCGACCTCCACTACAAGGCTGCTGGAAATTCTTATTCTTTCGTAACGGGCGCAGGCGTTACTTCTGGTGGCGTAAATGCTGGTGGTGTCTATGACCTTATCCGCGACTCCGATGGTCGTTGGTCTGCTGAGAAGTTCCGCGGACTCATGTTCCAGATTGAGCGTGAAGCCAATGTGATCGCCAAGGATACCCGCCGTGGAAAGGGCAACTTCATCATCTGCTCTGCTGATGTCGCTTCTGCTCTCGCAATGGGTGGTTTCCTTAACATCAGCCCAGCACTCAATGTAAACCTTGATGTTGATGATACCGGCAACACCTTTGTTGGTGTCCTCAATGGCAAGATCAAGGTCTATGTTGATCCTTACTCCTCTGTCGCAGTTAATGCCAACGCTCGCGACTTTGTCTGCGTCGGATACAAGGGAACCTCACCATATGATGCAGGACTCTTCTACTGCCCATACATTCCGCTCCAAATGGTTCGTGCAATCAATGACGCGACCTTCCAGCCAAAGATCGGCTTCAAGACTCGTTACGGCATGGCGGTGAATCCATTTGTCAACACAACCAATGTTGACCCATCAAATGCAATCAACTACCGCGCAAATCAGTACTACCGCATCTTCCGCGTGGACAATCTCCACGGCGTCAATGCAGTAACTCCAATCTGATAGTTGACTGACAGATAGATAACAGAAGTCGGGGGGAGAAATCCCCCCGATGTTCTTTTTAAGGAATACATATTGACATGAGCGAAGAATACGATTTATCACAAGTCAATGCTGCTGCCATCAATGATGAAGGCACAAGTTACAACGCATTGCTGAGACAACCAGTAAATGTAAATGCGTTTCAGAGTACCAACTTTAAGATGACATTCACTCGTATTCCGAATGTCACATTTTGGTGTACATCAGTGAACATCCCATCCATAACTGTTGGTGAAATATCAATTCCAAACAGACTACTAACACATCATGTGCCTGGTTCATCTGTTCAATTTGATCAGTTGAGGGTGTCGTTTGAGGTGGACGAGGATTTTGCAAACTGGTACGAAATATACAGATGGATGCGCGGAATTGTTCCATTCGAAGACTTCACCGATGTTTATACCAACGAGAACAACTATTATTCAGAAGCAACAATCCATTGCTTGAACAGCGCAAAAAATCCATATAAGAGATTTGTTTTCAAGAATCTTTTTCCCGTGAGTATCGATGGATTTGATTTGAATGTTGCATTAACTGAACCCGAACCAGTTCAAATCAGTGCAACATTCACATTCGAATCATTTGAACTTGAATCTGTAACTTGACATCATAGTTTTCAGTGTTATCTTATTCGTTATGGATATCGAAACAATCAAAAAGATGGTCGATCAGGACATGAAAATCGATGACCTGAATCTAGACCTTGAATCTCTAAAGTCACCCCAACTGCACAGCAAGTATCTCAACTTGCTACACGACGAGTCTCTATCTCTGCATAAGGCAACTATAGAACAAAAAGAACTTCGTCGCCTTAAGTGGGAATACTATCTCGGCAAGATGGATCAAGAAACCCTTGATGAGAAGGGGTGGCAACCATTTGGTCTAAAGATTCTTCGCACAGATATAGATGTTTACCTTGAATCAGATAAGGATCTTCTCCGTATGGAGGCTCGTATTCATTATCTCAAAGAAAAGGTGAAGTATATCGAATCCGTATTACAGTCTATTGGAAGACGAGGATGGGATATCAAGTCTGCAATAGAATGGAAGAAGTTCATGAGTGGCGCATGAAAATAGTGACTGAAGGAATTCATAGGGTATATCTGCGACAAGCATATATCCACGCACAAGCCAAAAGTCAAGACACCAATACTCAAGTTGGTGCTTTGATAGTATTTCCTTCGTCGGGAATCATATCAGCAGATGTAAACAGATACCCATCATTAAAAGAACCTGATGGACAACTCAAATATGATTACATTGAACATGCAGAAAGAGCAGTAATTTATAGGTGTGTGAGTAAGGGTCTTACCACTCTGAACACCCACATGTATTGCCCTTTCATCAGTTGTCCTGATTGTGCAAGAGCCATTGTCCTGTCGGGAATAAAACGAGTTGTTGGTCATAAGACTATATGGGATAAAATCCCCAATCGGTGGCAGGAGAAATGCAATATCGGAGTCAATATACTTGAATCCGCGGGTGTTGAAGTTCTTCTCTACGATGGCAAAGTCCTAAACGATGGAGAGTTTAAGATTCGTTTCAATGGAGAATCTATCGAACCATAAATATCT